TGGTGCGCTCGGCGGGCACTTGTCTAAAAATAACAACTTCTTAGGTTTTCCTATCTTTTCTTATTATTTCATATAAAACAAACAAATGCCAAATTTGCTATTAATCTGTACTTCTATTATTTCTTATTTTTTCCTATTATTCCGATTACCACCATTACGCCAAGATTACGCCACAAAATTATGGCTTCTTTTAGACAACGAAACGATACATGGCGAGCCGAGATAAGTGTAAACGGAATTCGCGAAAGTGCAACCTTTGATACAAAAGCACAGGCTAGGGCTTGGGCATCTAAGCGCGAGACACAATTACGTGAACAATCGCATGGGAAGCTTCCTGACCATTCTTTTTTAGAAGCTATTGAACGCTACTTAAGTGAAGTGAGTGTTAAAAAGAAAACTCATGAGAATGAAGTCAAGCGAATGGCCTTCTTTAAACGTGAGTATAAAAAGCTGTGTCAAAAGCCTTTAGCCAAAGTCACAACCGATGATTTAGTCCAATGGCGTGATTCTAGGTTAAAAGAAGTGCAAGGCGCGACTGTTAGACGTGAAGCTAATATATTGGCTTCCTTATTTACTGTAGCTAGAAAAGAATGGAAGTGGATAAGAGAATCGCCTATGGCAGATTTAACTTTGCCACCTCCATCTAAGCACCGAGATAGACGTATTGCCCAAGATGAAATTGACCGGCTATGTCTTGCCGCAAATTGGGATAACAATGTACCGGTAAACTCTACCCAGCAAATTATTATTGCTTTCCTCTTTGCAATTGAAACAGCCATGCGTGCTGGTGAAATTGTTGGATTAACTTGGGATCGTGTCTATTTAAAAGATAGATATCTTGTTTTGACTGAAACAAAGAATGGTACTAAGCGAAATGTACCTTTATCTAAGCGAGCAGTTGAGTTGCTGACTTTACTAAAAGGTCTGGAAAAAAAGCGTGTCTTCACTTGTAATACCCAAAGTTTTGATACGCTTTGGCGCAAGTTAAGAGATAGATGCCAAATCACTGATCTACATTTTCATGATACCCGACATGAAGCATGTACACGCCTTGCACGAAAATTAGAAGTTTTAGATTTAGCCCGAATGATTGGGCATAAAGATTTAAGAAGCTTAATGATTTACTACAATGCTACTGCAAGCGAAATTGCAACGAGGCTAGATTAGCCCCGTTTGCGTGGTCGTCCTCTTTTTGGTTCATCATCAGACTGTTCACGTAACCAGTTTGATATTTCTGCCAAGTTCCAACGTCTCCCTTGACCGCACTTAATTACATAGCGCGGTTTCGGGAAGGTAGGAAGGCAACAAACTGCCGCCTTGAAGTGAACATCTTTATAACCCAAGAACTCAGCAGCTTGGGAGTCGTTAAGCCATATTTCTGAAGGTGGCAGTGCTACTACAAAGTTACTACCGATATTTGCAATTGCTGTCATTTCACCCCTCCTTACTTTCCGCTTTTCTAAAATCAGTGCCTTCTGGATCTATCCCAAAATATTCACAAATTTCTGTAGCTTTTGTCGCACCTGGCCCATGTCTGGATACATGAACCCAATTCAAAACGTACTTTGGCTTTTTACTATTCATGAGAGCCATTAGATAAAGTTGCTCAAAGTTAAATTCACTCATCCCTCAGCTCCCGATTCAACATCCAACAACATGCTGCCTTCCTCTGGATATTCGGTCATCCAAAAGTAATAGCCTTTGCCACTGTGCCCATCTTCAAAAAATTTAATAGTTAGTTCAGTTTCAAGTTGATCTAAATCATTTTCACCATCCGGATTTACAAATTCGAGAAGGCTTTTTAATTGGTGACCATTAAGAGTTATGCTCATTGTTCAGCTCCCGATTCGCTTGCTTCAACAGCCTTACATATGGCTTGTTGATCATCATTCATAATGTTTTCATCATCATGAGTGTTATTTGGATGACACATTGCTATGCCAATATGACCAATTGTTCGTTCTGCAACATCTTTCGGCACAACAACATGCGTATCTGGCACTGCCTGAGCTTTGGCTTTTTCTAGCTCTGCATCACGATGCTTTGCACATCTAAGCCAAGCATCCCAACGGCTATTCATGTTGCTTATTTCTTTCTGAGCAATTTCAGAAGGATTGTTTGATCTAGTCATAAACAGTTCATGCTCATGACTAAAAATAATGTCTCTTCTTCCTTTGTAATATTGGAAGGTATTCAGAAAAGCCTCTCTTTCCTTATTCAAATCTGTCATGCTGCCACCTTCAATGTTTTAATTGCGTCATCTATAGCTTTGTTGAACTTGCGAACATCTTGCTCTAATGCTTCGATAGCCAAGTCTTTAGCAAAGACGCGAATAATAATGATCTGTAGTCCTTCTGGCAGACGTGGGTCATAACTCACAAAGTCACACCATTCACGACGAGTACAAGCCAATTGACTAGTGATTTGAGGGATGTGCTCATCTGGTACTTGCTTGGTCAGCAGGGTATTCAAATGCGTTGTAGTGTCTGGGCACTTAACTTCAATTTGACCTTTATCACCCACAAGCCCATCCGGTGAAGCCCCGAACATTTCAATGAAAGGGTGGTCAATTAAACCTGTTCCAACTACAAAGTTACCTGTCTCATTTTCATAAGCTGCAATTGCATGAGGCTCGTTGTCGATACCCCATTGCATTACTGAATTAGTTGGGATTTCCTTCTGAACGCCAGTGAGGCGCTCAGCTAGAATTGTTAAACCCAGTGCATTTAAAGCTTTACCTTTATTAGGCTTTGCATTTAAATCCTTTACACGGCTTGCTGTGACTTTGCCACAGCGTTCTGAATGCCAATCTTCACTACGCTGGAGAATGTTCATACACTTGCCCTTGTGGTTGATCAGCATGTTGTGCTGCTTCTTTCAATGACGCACTATGTTTAGTCCAGAAGTATTTTTTGCAGTCACCTTGCGGTAATTCAGCGTAGCCAGTTTGCAAAGCTTCTGTACCTTCCATGGCCAAAGCGCGCATGTTGTCTAAATGTTGCTGCTCATAAGCTTCATAACCTTGAGGAAGATCTGAACTAACGGTCTGAACGGTAGGGATATGACAATCATCAATACGACGAGCTTCGTCTTCGTCATAAATACCTGAGAATCCAAAAGCAACACGGGCACATTGAATTAAAGCCTTATGACGTAGCATCCGTTTTGGGTATTTTTTCCAAGGTTCTGAATTACCCTGACACTCGGATAAATACTCAGTCACAACAGTAGGGTGGTTGCGGTCTTTACGGAAAATCTTGCATGTGCATGATTCATCATCTTGTTCAAACTGGATGCCATCACATACAGGATTGTCATTAATAATGCGCGCCCATCCATCAATACCAACAACAGGTGTGATGCCGCCACCTTTGGCAGGGAATGCATAAATTTCTTTTGTAAAAGGGTTTAGCTTGTACTGGTTTGCAACAATTAATAGAGAGAGAAATTCATCATTTGTTGCTTTCTTAAATACTGTATTAACAAGAGTATTTGCTAACTCAGCAGGATCAACATCTTGCATATTAAAAGCTGATGCAATCTTGCTAACTTGCGACAAAACAATATTACTCATCTTCTAATCCTCAAAATTTAATAGATACGTGTGGAACTAAGCCTTTATTGATTGCTTGCAAAATCTCTTTGCTTTTTGCTTCATCAATACCCAAAGCCAATAAACCTTTAAGTGCTTCATTACAGATCTTTTTACGGTGAGCTTGGTTTGCTTGGCGCGCCTCATCTGCTTGGCGTTCAGCCTCTAGCTTCGCAGCTTGTTCAGCTTCAATACGTTTGCGTTCTGCTTCTGCTGCATGTTGTGCACGTAATTCAGCAGCTTCTTTTTCTGCAACTAAACGAGCTTCACGTTGTTCTGCCTCAGCCTTTTCACGTTGTACACGTTCAGCTTCAAAACGTGCTTTTTCTTCCGTCTCACGGGTCGCTTTTTCGGCAGCTTCACGGGCAATCTGAGCCTCACGTTCTTGTTGCTGGCGAAGTATTTCAGCTTGGCGAAGACGCTCTAATTCAGCCTGTTCAGCTTCATATTTTTCACGAGCAGCTAGGGTGGTGCGTAGAAACTCCAGAGTTTCGTATTTGGCAATTTTTGCCTGTTCCTCGAATTCCTCGAAAGATGAATCAATGACAATTTCTTCAACATTTCGAATCACACCCTTTAGCCAAACACTATCTTTATCTGCAATAACGGCAGTTTTGTAGAAATTGATAGAAAGAATACTTTCTTCATGCTTCGCTACACGATCTTTCTCTGCTTGTTCCCAAGCATCACGTGGCGCCAAGATTTCATCACGCAATTGGTCGAACTTTTTAACGATTGCAATGCGGTCATCATCAATCAATTTGATTTGAGCTTTTTGTTCAGCTACTAATTCTTTTCCGCATTTTTCAATCAATGTTTTAGATTTGCTAATTTTCAAAGCAAGCGATCCAATAGCATCACGACCTTTCTTTGTGCTTACATCTGGCACATGAGAGCGAACTTCTTGCGCAATACGTTCATACAATTCATCTGTACCACCACGTTTAGCGAAAGCAGCTACAATTACGTTTTGTTCTAATACTTGTAATTCATTAACTTGTGCGTTCATTAAGCTGCATCCTTCTTTAATTCAGTAATCTTTTCTTCTCGTGCCAGTTCTTCTAAATACTCATTCAGCTTTTGAATTTGAGTAGAAGTCAGGGCAAAGGGCATACCTTCGACAGCATCGACATAGTTGTATTCATCGACATGTGGTCGGCTACTTGAATCGACTGTCATTCTTGTGTAATTCACATCTTTCCAGTCTTGATAGTCCAAGCCTTCGCCATATTCGAAAGTGTCGTTTTTCTCAATTCCCTTGACACTTGCTACGATGTAGATGTGCTCTGCGTTTTGAACGGATAAAGAGAACTGAACCACGCCATCCTCAACACCTACATTCATCACTTCAAGGCTTGTGAATACCGCAGCATCAAACGAGATATTGGCTAACATATTCATGAGTTAGTACCTCGTATCTTTCTGAGTTGCTCTACGACTTGCTTGATCTCTTCTTCAGTGCGCCAAATACCAATAAATGTATTTCCTTTATCACCATGAACTTCGTAGGAATAACGACGATAGCCATCTGTTTTTCCGTCATCTAAGATGTAAACGTGACAATCTTCTTCTGGCTCAAAAGGCTTCGGTAGCTCAAGTTCAAGCTTGATGGTTTGAGGTTTGAGGCGGAAATCAACACGAACATTATCAAAAATATCAAGATTGTATTTGCTCTCATCTAAGTCATACCAGTTGACACAATTTACATTCTTGATTTGAATATCAACTCCATTAGCCCACGCAAGCTTTGCCTCAGCACCGCTAATCAATGCTGGGTCTTGGGGTTGAGCGATTGGTGTCAAACTATTAGCAATATAGTTTTCATAGTCATTTGATTTATTAATAGCTGATTTACACCATTCACCCTGCCAGTAATAAATAACCTTGTCGCTAGTTAAATAAATAGAATTTTGCTGCTTGTCGCGATGAGTCGCATCCTTCACATCATTACGCTTCAACACAACAAGGTCGCGGAGTTGAGCTATAGTAATTTCTACGCACTCATCCAAATTCATATTGTGGCGGTAGAAACTTCCGCTACCATCTTCAAAAACTGCAACCCATCCCACATATGGTTCATATGAAGAGTTATCAGGCTGGTAACCAATCTTTTTAAATAGATCCCTTGCTTCATCTGCGCTAGCTTCATCTTTAACTTTGATTTTGTAGTTATCCATGAGAGGGCTCCTTGTGCTTAAACTCAGGCAATGGAATTGGTGCATTTGCATGAAAAGCATCAATCATTTCTTGAGTTACTTCGATTTCTTCAATCAGTTCTATGAATGACAGATTTCCTTCCATGTTTTGGTCTAGCCATTCACCAATTAATTGGGAAAGTTGCTCTCGTTTTGCGTAGTTCTGTTTGCTGGTATAAAACTCATCATCAGTACCAGTTTCGTCAAAAAGAGTTTCATCTAAGTTTTCGAGCAAATGGGCCGCATGGTTGTACAAAAAATCGCTAGGTTTTCTAACCAGCGTTACTCCTGTAAAAAATGACGAACCAACTTCTAAATCACCATTTTCTTGTAGAAGGGAAAGAGCTTCTTCTGGGTTGTAAAACACATCCCATACTTCATCACTACAACTAAATGAACGTTCCATTAGTTATCTCCTTCCACTTGCACACGCACATACATGTTCTGTTTTGCTTTGAGTTCGTTGACGTGTTGCTCGTCGGCACAGCCTTTTAAGAATGCAAATGCAATGAAGGTGATAATCCAGAAAGCTACGAATGCTTTCGAGCCATCCCTAAAGGCTTGGCTAAGCTTGTACTTTTCAATTCTTTGATTCATACTTATCTCCGCATTTCATGCAAACCGCCTAGACTCTGACCCCTATGGCGGTTTTTGTTTGTGTATGATTCATAGTTTACTTAAGGAAACTTTTTTGTCAACAGAAAAGTTTATTTTAGGAAACTTATTTTTATTCTTTGGAAACTAATGTTTCTTAAAGGCAATAAAAAACCCGCCTAAGCGGGTATTGAAATATTTGACTTATTATCCAGCTCGCCATACCTGGCGCCCCATTACCTTAAAGTTAATTCCGTTTTGCTCAGTCACCTTACGGTCTCTGTATTTTTCATTAAGGCTATGGAGAATTAAAGTACCTCCTTCTTCTTTGAAGATCTTCTTGATCATACCTTCGCCCTCAAAGTAAACGGCATAGATTTCACCATCAATGATTTCAGTTTGGGAAATATCAATCCCTACCAAATCATCATGATAAATATACTCCTCCATGCTATCGCCTTTAGCTTTTATAAGTTTTAGGCATTTAGGATCAATCATCTTGCGTTGAAAGAATGAAGGCGGGAAAGGGTATTTCCCATTAATTACATCAAAATGGAACTCAATAGATTCCCCTGTACCACATGAAAAACTAGCTTCCACGACATCAATCCATACATAACCGTTAGCCACTTCATACTCAACAACATCGGCCTCCATGATGTCGTCGGTATCAAATGATGCATCTTCTTTTTTATTAAGCCCATGCTTATCCATGAACTCTTGAACATTTAAATTACTAAATCTGCTTGGTTCTTTACCTGTTAATAACCAGCTTTCAGTTGTCTTAAGCACCTGAGCGAGAGCTGGCATGTATTCAACACTAGGCGTGTTAATACCAGATATCCACTTAGAAACAGTACCTTTCTTAGCGCCTGTAGCATCAATCAAGTCTACCTGTCTCAATTTGAGCTCTCGCATTCTTTCAATTATGCGGTCGTTGATCTCGCTCATATAAAAAATCCTATTCAGATGTTTCCAATAGTAAACAAATGTATTGATATCAAGAGAAACTTATGGTTTACTTAGGGAAACTAAAAGTTTATCGAGGTAAACATGACAGTAGATGATTTAGTAACTCACTTTAAGGTTGCTAAAGACATTGAATTAACTGCAAAGCTGAATGTTACTCGTGGAACTGTGAGCAAGTGGCGCTCTAAAGGCATTCCACGTGATACACAAGCCCGAATTCAAATCTTAACCAAAGGCAAACTTAAAGCCGATTTACAAGCATTAACCGCTTAGGAACTAAACCATGAGCAAAGTATCAACCGAATTGAGTGCAAGGGCTAGAAATGAAGTTTCTAGAGTTTTGCAAGCCCTTGCATCAAGCAATCAAAGTCAGGTTGCTGAACAGTTGGGGATTGATCCAAGCACATTATCACGAATGAAAAATGATAGAAAATCCAATGGCTTGACTGAGCTTGAGAACTGTTTAGTGCTGTTGGACATTCTTGGATTTAAGACTGTCCTCAAGAAATATCGAATGATTAGCGAGGAAAAACTAAATGCGCTTTTTGTGATGTCAAAAGCGTGGATGGAAAGCAAACAAACAATTGACGATCTTTTTCAAGATGACATTGAAGATTTCGGCATGTGTTTTGAGCTTGGATATAAAGAAAAAGCCTGATCGTCGACTTCAGGCTCAATGTTCAATCGGAGCGAACCAAATGAACTATCAAATAT